TCCGCAATTAATTTCACGATTGAATAAACTATATCATTTGCTGAATAACCATCATTAACAAAGCTAATGTTATCGCCACCTTGCCAAGTTATTATCCCTTGTTGTATTGCAACTTGTCCGTTAAAAGGAATTTGTGGTAGTACAGTAGATAGTTTTTGTCTTTTACCAAAAAAGTCAAGTAATCCCATTATATATGAATTTTAACAAAGTTAGACAATTTATCCTAAAATACCGACACCTCAAATTTTAGCTTGGTTAAATGCGTAAACACGGCATACCTACAAGCATCCATCAAGTCATCATTTGCCTTTACAGGTTCTTCAATTACGTTATCGTTTTTATCCTTTTTCCATTTGTAAGACATAAACTCCCTTCTTAGGTTTTTGCTATTGTAGTGCAAGTTTATTGGATAAGACTTCATCTTTACTATTCCCGCCCATACATCCTTTTGTGCTGGTTTAATGTTAAACCCTTGTCGATATAGTTCCTCAATAGATTTAGGCTCGGCTGCATCTGCATAGATTGTGGCTCTTTCTGGTAGCTTCTCTTTAATCAATCTTGATAGGTCGCTAAGAGTTAATCCGCTTTGGTAAACTATTTCCTCAAAGTAGTTTTGTCCTTCATAGTGAGTAACCTTGATAAGTGCAGCTGGATGGACATAACCAAAGTCTAAGCCATAGAACACATCGCCTTGAGGTGCTTCATCATATTGCTTCCATTGAGTGTAAATAATTTCCTTTGCAGAGCCTCGTTCTCCTAAGCCATAAACCTTCCACATAAAGTCATCTGGTAAATCTTTGTATTGCTCAATGTTTCTTATTTGGCTATCGCTAAGGTTTGAGATGTTGTTTAGGTAGGTAGAATGGATGCGCTTGTTATTTGGGTTATCAGCTACCTCATATACCCAAGAAATAAAGTCGGCTGGATTCCAGTCTAAGAATGATTGTCCAGTAGTACGAATTAAAAGCTGGTCAAACAAAGCCTTGCTAATTAGATTTGCCTCGTTTACAAATAGTATATCCCTTGCTGGTCCTTTTGCTTTGTCTGGGTCTTCAAGACCAAATAACTCAATGTATGAGCCGTTCTTAAACGTATAAATAAAATCGGTGTAGCGGAAATCCTTTTCATCCCAAATATTCCATTGCTCAAGTATATTTTTAAAATCTCTGTAAACCCCACGCTTAATATGTGGTAGAGAATGAGAAACGCACGAAATTCTTGTATTAGGCTTGGTTAAAGCTATGTGGATTAACAACTGAACAACTGAATAACTTTTACTTGACCTTGACCCACCTTCGTTACAAATTATAGGATAACCTTCCTCGTATGCCTTTTTATTGGCATAAAAGACAGGTGTAGCCTTAATCTTTAATTGGTTGACAATCTGCATCTGGTTCTATTGTGATTTGCACATTACCCTTAATGTCAGCGGTTATGTCGGTTGTTTGTTTAGGTCTGCCTTCTAATCTATCCAAAAGGATTTCGTAAGCCTTTAAATCGCCCTTTCTCGCTTTTGCTATGATCTGCATATCTAATTGTTCTGCTATTGTAAACTCCTCATCTTCGCCTGTTACTGGGTTGCGTACCTTAGTAACTAACTCCAATAAACGCAAAAGCCTTGTCTTGCTATTAGGCACACCTTTACCCCTTCCATTTGGGTTTCTTATTTCCCCCTTTTGTGCTGGTATTAAATTATGTTCATTTGCCATATTTTCTTAATATTCTCTAATTATTACAAAGTTAACTTTTAAACCATTGCAACCAAATTTGATGTGCAATTTGGGCTGTCATTACCGGTGGAACACTCATTCCAATTAAATATTTAGGTCTTAATTCTTTAAAGTTATAATCTAAAGGATAAGTTCCTATTTTACAAAAATCACTATTTGAAATAGAGTTTGGTTTATTATAATGGAATATTGGACTTGAATCAGTTGCAATTATTGTATTACAAACTATATTAGGACTTATCTTAAATGAACCAAAATAATGTCCTTTTTCATGTACTTTGGCTAAACTATATCCTTCAGGGCATTTTTCCCATAATCTTAAAGATTCTCCTGTTATAGGTTTACCTACTGATCCATCTTCAATTTCCTTATATAATACCGGTTTTTCGTTAAAGTCTAATCTTAAAGGCTTAAAGTTTAGTTCTTTTTTATGCCCTATAAAAAATACTCTTTCTCTCCTTTGTGGAACACCCATTGAAGCACCATTTAAAAGGAATATTTGTACTTTATATCCAGCTTGTTCCATTGTTTGAATAATCTTTTTAGAATAAGCCTTAGCATTACCTAAGATAATACCCTTTACATTTTCTAATAAAAAGACTTTAGGTTGTAGCTTTATAATTGTATTACAATACTCAAATACAAGATCATCTAATGTTTGAATAGCTTGCCCTTCCCTAAATTGTTTTTCTTTACCCCAAGCCTTTTCTCTACTCCCAGCCATTGAAAATGTAGAACAAGGTGGACTGCCATCTAATAAATCAAGGTTATAAAGTTCTTCCGGCAAATCAGTTCTTTGATTAAATAACCTAATATCTTCATTATAAAAGTGCTTTGGATTGTGGTTTGTTTTATAAATATCAGCTACTTGTGGGTCTATTTCAACTCCACCAATGTGGTTATATCCAGCTAATTTATACCCCATTGTAGAACCGCCTCCACAAATAAACGTACCAAATACCTTTAAATTATGTTTTTCTATTCCTTTTGCAGGGTAACCATCCGATAAATTCCAATTGTAAGGGAATTTATGGTTATTATATTCGTACTTAATCATTGCCTAAAAGTTTCCAAATAGCTTGTTCTGGTGTAGCTGCTATTTTATGTAATTGTTCTTTTACTAAATGATATTCATCTTCTGTATACTTTAAAGTTATAGTCATTGAATCACTTACATCATCAAGGCTTAATTCTTTATTTTGATCTGCAAATCCACCAGAATCAAAGTTTGGTATATCTAATCCCCATTCGGTAAGTAATTGCTCATCCCAATTGTTTGCAAGATCATCCCAATCCCACTCACCATACCCTACGTTGTCTTTTACAATAAATTCTTTCTTTTGATCTTCAGTTAGTTGTTTAGCTTGTTTTACAGGTATATCTGTAAGTCCAGCTTCAATGCAAGCCTTTAAACGCATATTGCCACCTAATACAATATTGTTCTCATCTATTACAATAGGTCTAAGTTCAAGCATTTGTGGGAAGTCTTGGATTGACTTAACCAGCTTCTTAAACTTATCATCCTTAATAATTCTTGGATTGTTAGGGTTCGGTTTGATTTCGTTGATGTTCATTATCTGTTTTTTGTTGGTGTTCGTATTGATATAATACTTTCTACTTTTTTTTCTAAATTGTCATACCCAACCCATTTTCCGCACTTAGTACATTCAAATTGGGTTTCTTTTATCTTACCAAACCAAACGTAGCCTTCGGTAATTGAACCGCATTTACAGGTATATAGCTTCTTTCCGTATGTGTCTTTCATTATCTGCCTTGTTTATTGTAAGGTTTAACTGCCTTGTCCTTTGGACCAGATGTCTTTTTGTACTTGCCACACTTTCTTTTGCCAAAGCTGACTTTGTTATTGCTGCTTACTTTCGCCATATTTATTGATTAAATCTGCCATAAAATTAAATCTTTGTTCTTGGGTTTCGCCAAATACATAATGCGTAGTTCCATCAATGTCAAAAACATAGCAAGGATAACCTGCTATTTCTTGCTCTTTGCACGTTTCAAATATGTTACTTGTATCAACCATTTTTATACTTATCTATTATTCCTTCTAATTCGTTTCTTTGCCATTTCTTAACCCTATTGTTAACCGCTTCAAACTCTAACTCCTTAACCGCTTTTTCTCCTATTCTTTCTACAAGTCCTATTCGGTACATTGCTTGGTTTCCGTGCTTGAACATATTACACCCAGCACATTGCAAGTGTATATTCCATTCGTTAAACCTTAAAGCCGAATATCCTTTAACTGTAAAGTAGTGTCCAGCTTGATTACCATTGTAGCTTCCGCAACTAATACAAGGCAATCCTTCATCTCGCTTCCTTATGTACGCATTAACTACCTTTTGGGTCTTTTCTAACAACTTGGGTAAAGGTATTAATGGCATAAAGCAAAATTAGGGTTTAACTCGTACAAGAACAAGAATATGCAGAATTTAGTTCGGTTAGGTCTTGTCCTTTGAATAGATCATTTTGTGCCAACATTAAAAGGTGCTTGTAAGTTGTATCTTGAAAGTAAGTATGCCCATTGCCAAATTCTTTGCTCATTTCCTCATCTTCAATCCATTCCTTTGCTAACTCTGGATAACTTCGCATAATGTTTACTATTGCGTTTTTACCTTTTAGAAAGCATAAAGTACAATTTCCTAAAATAGCTGGTATTTCCAAAGTGTAAGGCTTTTTACTCCAATAGTCATTTACTTGTGCCTTGTCTATGCCTTGTTCGTATAAAGGGAACTTTGGGTGGATATAAGCCTGTCTTTTTTCATATCCTTTAACTCTACGTTCCTCATCTGCTCTAAAACCTACTAGCCATTCGTAGTTTTGTTTGCCGTGATTTGCCCTTAACCAGCGTTTAGCAGTTTTTATCTTTAGTTCAATCGTGCATTCTCTTTTAACTCTATTTGGTATTAGTTTCCATTTCTTTTTTTCTAACATACCTCTAAATCCACCTTCAAACATTACCCTAATAATTGGGATGCCTTCGTGTGCCTCAAAGTCATTAATGAATTTATAAGTCTTTGGATGTTCCCTTCCTGTGTCAGCAAATATGACCAAATCGCCTTCACGATAATTTAAAATAGTCATCAAGGCACTTGTTTTACCTCCACTAAAGTTTATTACTCTTTTCATTTTTTTAGTCGCACAACACATAATCTATCGTTATGCTTGTAGCGTTTCTTGTTTATTGGGTTCATATAGGTCATAATGGTCTTGTAGTCAGTGCCTAAAAATCTAATTGCCTTTGCTATTGACCTAAACCAAATCTCCTCTTTTGTATCTAAATAAATTAATCTTACCTCAATGTTGTTGTCTATTCCTGTCATCTCAATAATCGTTTTATTTCAAAGTATAAATGTGCAGTTAAATAAATGCAACAAGCTAAAGGAACTGATATCAGCATAAACTTTAGCAATTCATAAATAAATGTTAATTGTTTCATAGTTGGTTTTGTAAAAATAGGTACAAAGTATATCTTTTGCACTCGTTTTTGATAAAAATTTCGTTATTTAATTTCTCTAAGTCTTTAGGTGTTTTAGCAGTTACCTTGTAATGTGCTATAATCTTTTTCTTTATCTGGTCAGCCTTCTCTTGGCTTAGATTCTCCTTGTTTAGTTCCTTTCGTTTCCATAGTACATCAAAAGCCATCGTATTTAGTAACTCCCATCCTCTTTTAGCCGACTTATCCCAGTTTTCGTACAATGCCTCAATAATTTCATCATCTTGTATTTTTGGTATCTCTACTGGTTGTGGCTCTACATAGGTCTTTTGTCTTACTTGTAAAGCTATTGGCTTGTAAACTGCCATCACATCGCCAAAGAATTTAGGGGTAAACATAATTGCTTTGTCTACTGATAATTTTCCAATAGCGTAAAGTTCAAATGCTACTCCAAGTTCCTTTAGTTTATAGTTTCCATAGTTCTTTATTACAAATTGAAGCAAAAATTCAAATGTTTCCATAGTAGGCACTTGACATCCACTTAATGCAACACAAGTTTTTAAATGCTCTCTAACTTCAATAGGTGAGCATCTGCCAACACTCATTGTTTCTAAAGCAACTGCAACTTTTTGTTCGTCTAAATCAAGTTTAGAGATTCCATAGGTTTGAGGCTTGTTGTTCAGAGTAAGTGAGTTTTCTACCGATATTAGGTGTTGTTCTAATGATTTCATCGTTCCAAGATTTGTTGTTTAAAAAGGTTTCTGGGTTTTTACGGAATTGCTTGTCTGGTACTGATTGCTTGTAAAGGTCAATATAATTCATTGCATTTTGCCTTTCTTCATCGGTTAATTTATTCCACTTCTTTTTTAGCTTTTGCTTATCCCCTACCTTTTTATCATATTCATTCCAAAACCATTCAAAATCTATATTTATATTTTCATTTATAGTTATAGTTCTATTTTCAGTTTCAGTTTCCATATGCTCAGCATATGCTTCGCTAGTGCTTTCTTTTTTAGGTGATTTAGCATTATTTCTTCTACTTTCACTAAATTTTTGCCTTCTAATGGTTTCATTAAACATTCTTTCGTTGTAGTATAAACCATCTTCAACTTTAAATTTATCCCAAATCTCATTATCATATGCTTTACATATGCTTAGCATATCCTTTTCACTTAATTTGCCTTTTTGATGTTGTAAGCACAAAAGTCTAATGTATTTGCCAACCTGTTCATTATCCATTGTGAAAGTGCCACTAAGAAAATCGCTTGTGTAAAATAACACCGCTGGGTCTTTAGCCATAAAATAAAAAAGGCTCTCGGCATCCACCCCAGTAGGATTAGGGTTTCAGCTTTGAGCCAATAAGTTTGAGTTAGGATATCCTACATCCTTTGTACAAAGATAAACTAATTAACTGAATATTGTGCTACTTGCTTTTTATTTTTTAGCTTAACAATAGTAGTTTTTATGTTCATACCATCATTTCTAAGGTCTGCTATTCGTGCTGCTAATCTAAAGCATCCGAACTTGTTTAAAGCATCAATAGGGGTTAATTTTCTACCTTTATTTAGGTAGTTTGCGATTTGTGTTGTTTGGCTCATAGTTGTAGGTTTTAAATTTGCGCTTAACGTTATCGCCCAACGTGGGGGTTAGAATGGCAAGTCGTCCTCTGATTCTTGTTGATTTACGGCAAATTCTTTTTTACCTGTTGCATTTACTCCATTAAAAGCAACTTCTTTGCCTCTACCACAATAGTTTTTCTTTGCCTTCTCGGCTCTTTCTTCTTTAGTTTGGTTGTTCCATACTGTGTGGGTGTTACTATTTTCGTCCACTTCTTTTAAGTAGTCGGTAGCTATGTTTGCGTAATGTTTACCATTTTTAGCTTCCTTCCAGTTAATCTCCTCTTTACAAATGTTTAATACAATCATTGTTTTTAGTTTTCGTGTTTATTAATTTGTTCTTGATCTATTTGGTTTTCGGTTTGTCTATCTTGTTCTAATTTTTCCTCATCATCTTCCCAATCGCAATGTTCTAAACACTCTGGGCAAATGTCGATTTCAGTCATATCGGTTTCAGCTCCGCAGCAAGTTGATAATGGCATAGTTAATCGTTTAAATAGTTTTCAAATACCTCAAATTTATCAGCTAACATTTGATAAGGAATGTAATCCCTTTTAGGTTGATCTAATAACTCTGGAAAGTATTTTATTTTATGGTTTTTAAGATGTTGCTTTGCTATCGTTAATTTATCAAGCATTTCTTTTGCGTTATGTGGGTAGCTTGTATCAAATTTATATTGCCAAAATTTAACATTCTCTCTTAAATCCCAAAGTTTATTTATTGGTGTCATAAAGTTTGTTTTTTCTTGGTAAATAATTTAGTTATCTCTTTAGCTACTTCTCTTTCTACAATATCATTATTTAATGCGTAAAGTTGGCTTAATTCGGTAGTATTAACACATAAGTCAATTGCTAACTCTAAGTCATCCACGCTATCGTGAGCCTTAATGTAAGTTGGAGTTTCTTCGGTTGATTGAGCCATTTCATCGCCTGTGTAAAGTCCGCTTAAGTCTTGTGGGTAAGCCTTTCTTAAAGCTAATGCCTCCGCAACTTTGCTTAACATTGTATGTGGCATTTTCGCCCATAAACCCATTGGTTTGCCATCGTTTGTTCTTTGGCAGTATTCATCCCAATAAGCCACACCGACCGATGCTTCATACCTTGTTTCTCCGTGAAATCTAAATACTGAAACCTTACAAGAAATTAACTTACCATCTTGTTCTACAAATACAGGTTCGCTTTGTCCACCATAGTTTCCGCTACGTTCAGCGATTACTCGGAATCCATCAATGCTTGTTTGGATTGTCATTTTTTTACCCCATCCATTTGGTGTCTTAACGTTCCTGTGGATGCAATAAATCTGTCTTGATAATGCATCAAGTCCTGTGCGTTGTGCTTGGTAAAGAAATAGCTTTAGTTCATCAACTGTTGCTTCTGGAGCAATCTGTGATTTTACTAACTCTACTTGATCTTTCGTGTACGAAAGTTGTGGCTTTTTAGCCAGTTGTTGTTCGTTCATATTGGTTGGTTTTAGAGTTTAAAATTAGGTACTTTGGTGTTAATAACCAAATTAAACAAGCACATTTAAGTTGAAAACATCCTTTTTTATAGTATCATCAAACTTATTTGACAATTGACCCCTAATCTTTTGGATTGAGTGTAAAACTGTTGTCCTATCCCTATTGAAGATTTTAGCAATTTCCTCGCCATTTAACTCTGTTTTTTCCTTAGTCAAATACATAGTCATTTGCCTTGCCAATGTAACCTCCTCGCCTCTATATTTTGACATCATTTGTCCGTATTTAATTTGGTAGTAATTGCAGACCTTTTCAGCTATTTCAACTGCATACTCTTTCTGTTGTTCCTTGTCCATTCTTGTTGTTTTTATGTTTAAATGTTTGTCTAATAAATCCTTTAATCGGTTTATCTCTTTCTTTTGTTCTTTGTTTTTATCTCGCAAAACCTCTATTTCAAGTTCTGCCATATATATTTTATGTACTTCTTTCATAATGCTTCTAATTCTTTTTTAACTTCTTGCCAATATTTTAATTCTTGACATTCTTTGTAATTATAAAATGTACCTTTATCATCATATACTGCGGTATGTTTATGGTCTATTTGATAAATTCCTTGTATTACATAATCTGCTAAAATTAATGCACATTGTTTAGCTTTAGCTTCGTAATCACATTCTCTGCAACTAAATGCCATAGACTCTACTAATTGTATTGCTTTTTCTTTAGGTGTCATATTAAAAATGTAAAAGGTTTATTGGGAGCATAAAGTCCTCTGTTAAGGTATAAAGGTCTAAGATTAAGTAATGGTAGCTTTTAAGGATTCTTCGCTGGATGTCATTCATTCTTGCTATCTTAATTAACAAGTCCTCCTCGCTAATCATTGTTCTTGTTGTGTCTAAGCCTCGCCTCCATTCTGCAAGATCAGCCTCAAATAGATTTTGCCTTCCTTGTGCTTGTTTTAGCAGTTCCAGTAGCATTGTTGCTCTTTTGTGCAACTTCAGTTGTTTCTCTTGATAGATTAGTTTGCTCATATTGTTTTAGGATTTTATAAACCAACTTACTAAGGGTTATGCCTTTTGTGTCGGCTTCGGTTTGTAGATTAGTCTTTATTTGTTGGCTGACTAATGTTGTTATTAGCGTTTTCATAAATTGCGTTTATGCCTTCTGCAAGTTCTTTACAAGCTACAACTGTTTGCTTAGTATAGCCATCTGGCATTGTTTTTAATTGAGTTTCTAATGTGTAAATAAATGTTTCAATTGCGTTCATAGTTAAATGTTTTGAAGGATTGCGGTAATTAAAAATGCGATTAATACAATGATAAAAGCATACATTGGTTTGATACTTTCAGCTTGGTAGCGTTCGTTCGCTTTCTCTTGTGGAGTTTTTAGTCTGTTCATATTGGTTGTTTTGGTTTATTAAATCATTTCAATTTGGTATCCTAAACTTAAATACTTATCAATTTTAAATTGTAGTATTTCTTGTGTAAATTCTGCAATTGGAATTAAGATTGTAACCCAGTTGTCAGTTCTTCCTTCTTTGTAGATTTTAAATGCTTTTTTCATATTGGTTTGTTTTAATACATCGAAGATAGGGCATAAACTTATATCTTTATCAAACAAAGCAAGTATTTTAAATAAATGTGATGAACGGCAAATAATAAGGATAAATGGTTTAATTTGACTTATAAGGGATAAATGTGTGTCAAATAGTGCGTTTTATGACACATAAAAAACCACCCTAATAAGACTAAAAGGGTGGTTAAACCTAAGTTCTCCAATATGAAAGCCAAAGATATATAAAAAACCCCACCTTTTTAGGGGTGAGGAACTATGAACGAACAACTATTTAGAACCATCTTGTAATGGTGTATCGTTAGAATTATC